TTATGCGATCCGGTTATTGATCCAACCATAAAAGAATTGCTCTTGCTTGGGATTGCGTTCACAAATTTCGATATAGCGCTGACCTTGCATGATATTAAGGACACGGACTAATACCTTTTCACCTTCTTTACCTCGCTTGGCTAAAAATGTTTTAAGTGCACTTAAAGTAGCTGGACCATAAACCCCATCTACTGATAAGTCAGACCAGCCTGCTTTACCCTGATTGTTTAGCAAATTCAATGCACGCTGCAATAGAGGCTTTGCGAATCCAGTACCACAGTTCACACCAGTATCTAATAGTTCTTCGGCTACGACTGGACTAATAACATTTATTTGGTCGAAACGTGGTGATAACCAATATTGCTTTTTATAAATTGCCTTTGCAGTTTCGAGTGGCAAATCTCGCATGTTGCCCTTAAAACCATTCGCACGTGCAACTGCTTCAGTAATTCCGTATTTTGTTGCACCACCGCGATCAGCAGGATTATTTACATATCCACCTTCACGCTTAATTAACTCATCAAGATATTGTTCAATGTTCATAATTAGCCACCTGTAATATCATTTTTGGACTTTTTAATTTCTTTGATCACTTCGACAATGGTCTTGCCTTCTTGTTTATCAATAAAATTAAAAACCCACCTGATCAAAGCCCAGCCCGGCAAGCCGCAGACAAAGAAAAGTCCGCCTATGGCGAACCATCCCCATGTGTCAGTTGCCCACGCATGCAAACTAAACTTCATAATAATTAGTGAACCACCCGCTAGACTTGATACAACCGTACAGATCAAGCCTACGGCCCACTCTTGTGGTGAGCGTGGCATACGTGTCATCAATACAACTGCTGCAACCAAAGCAACTGCTAAAGTCACCATGATTGCCACCCCATAAAACTTTAAAATCGCAGCAAAGCCACTTGTGGAAACTGGTTCCATTTATATCTCCAGATTATTTCGGCAATAAAAAAGCCCTAAGCTATTGAAGCAAAGGGCTTGTTGTGGTTTGTTGTGTATTAAGAGCTAAGCAATCATGCTTAGCGCTGTGACTAGAAGCACGAGCGCGATATGCTCAATATGCTCCTCTAAATTTTTAAAAATCCGCATCGGTTCTCTCTATATCAGTTTTATCAATAAATAAAAACCCCCTCGAAAGGGGTTTGTATTACTTAGATTGAATTTCCCAAGCGATTCCGCTTGGATTTGCTATACCGTTATAGGTGAGATCAATGTCTAATAGGTGTCGTGTACTTGGTGAAGATACTTCAATTACAACATCAAATTGCAAGTGAGTTGTGTTGTTGGTATTTCTGGTTACAGTTGTAAGGTTAGTCAATGTGCCAGTCAAAACAGTTTTTAAATGCTTACTCATATCGCTTGCGTTATAGTCCATCGCAGAGCTAATTAAAATAGTACCAGCTTTTTCGCCAGCGTTATTACCGCTTTTGCTAATTGGATTAACAGTAATATTGGCTACTGTCATAAGTCCTTGTGTCAATCCCTCACTTAGCAAACCTCCATAGATGACTAATTTTTGCGTTGTAGCATCAATTAATACTTTACCTTTGCGATTCTTTACTCTCGCATAGTTCAGACTATTCGCACCCAGAGATAGTCCCAGTTCACCTACTTGACGTGTATCTTGACCATACGAAATGTGGTTTACCCGCAAACCCAAAGCTGGGACATTTGATATGCGAGAGAAAGCCCTATCATTCATCTGTGGGTTCACAAACTGAATACCACTACCATCCCCACTGACTAAGTATATTTCCTTGTCAGATGAAATCTTTAGATTATTAAAAATAACGTTGCCAGAAGGTGTAAGTGGTTTTTTGATCAACCCTAAAAGCGCAGTATCCGCAGTGGTCACATACATCGAGTAATTGTCAATAATTACGTTAGAGTATGAGCTATTAACCATTTCTTCAAAGTCAAAAATGTGCGCCCCCTTGGGTCTCTCACAACTCATTGAGACGGCTGTTATGCCAGAACAACGACCAAATTTATATACGCTACCATCTAAACCACAATCATCAGCAGCAAAACCACTAAGCATTGAATAAGCGTAAGGTATCGCTGGAACGCTTAAAACACCAGCGGAGGTGCATTGATAACCAAGCATATACGGGCTTGTACATTGCACAGCATAAGGATTACTAATATTTGTTGATGTTCCGTGCTGACTAAAGGGGTATTTACAGTATCGGAATGTCTCATCTTTCATTGATGAGTTCCAAGTGTGCGTAGCTCTCCCTATCAACCAACCGCGGTAAGTCACGTTCTCAAAGTTGATTTGTTCCGCACCGCCAGATCCAATATAAATACCGATACCAACCTTATCGTCAGCTTTACGTTTAATCTGAAGATTTTTTAAATTAAAATCACGGAAGAATGTATTTGATGATGAGTAGAAACCTAATGCACCAGTGAAATCAAAATACGATTGCTCTGCACCAGCACCCTCGATAATCAATCCGACAGATTGAATGTTTTTAAATTGATCCAAGTCAATACTAGAAAGAAGCATCCGACCCTTTGGTAGTCGCGCATATTTAAATTGTGTGTGATAGGCGATAAATGCAGCCGTGTCATCAGTCACACCGTCAATCTTTGCTCCAAAGTCATAGTAAGTTGGGTCTTTAGGTCGCCACACCCCGCCTGTTAATTTTTGAAGCAGACCATCTTTAATAACCAAGCTGCCTTCAATATAGGTTTCAGTGCTAGAAAAATCTGGAATTGGTTTAATAGTTATTGGATTTCCATCTGCATCAATAATTTGACTTGACGCATTATCTAAAACCCACCCCGTCATATCCACATTTGGATCTGTAGTGTTGTTAGCAACAGTGCTGCGAACAATGTCACCATTTGTGAGCATGACTCGGGCATTTAATTCATAGCCTAATGGCTTGGCATACCATGTGTTGCCGATGCGATCGTTGACTTGCTGCTGCGTTGATCCATCCGCCGATACGATAAATGAAGCAGCCCAACCGCGATCAATTGCGACTTGTGCGAGTTGCTGCATTAGATAGCTGTAATATTCTTCCAATTGATCAAGCGCAACGCCTTGTTCCTGAATTGCATTTAAAAGATAATTTCGAAGTTCATCATCCTTGTCATCAACATAAGCACGCAGATCATTAATGCGATTACTTAAAATCCAGTCTGCTACCCCTAACTCCTGAAGCTTCCACCAAATTAAATCAAAGTCTTTATTTACAGCAGAAGGGCGAAAAGAGTTGTTATAAGATTGATACTCAGTGGTCCTACGGAATGGTGTATTTCTTTCAATTGTAATCAGCACACCATTAGCAGGTGCAGAATTGAAAGTTATTGAGCCGCCAGTAAGGCTCCATGATCCAACTGGCGCCTCTTCTCCATCAAGAGATACAATCAAGTATTCAGATTTATCACAATCAAATGTAAGCGGATAAACTGTAGTGGTTCCATTCGCTGTATATTCTATAAATGGCGTCTGTTCTGGTACTGCCATAGCCTACCCCTAATCAAAGTCTACTGTGGCCTCATACACGCCACCGTTTGTTCTCCAATTAGGCGTTTCTTCATAGTCCGTTTGGTTGAGTGATTTACCAACCCTTTCAGGAGCTTCTACGATTGCACCTGCTAATGAGTCTAAATAGTCATCTGGTTGATCGGTAATAGCTGGGTTAAATTCACGCATCTGTTTAACTTGTGCTGAATCTTCTCCGTTCTCATCTTCAAGTACAGATACATGAGCCCATAGCAGGCCAGAAATTAAGGGCCCTTCAATACCATCTAAAATGCGTTTATTTTTAGATTTAGTTGAATGCTGTTCTGTTACACCACAACGTATTCCACGAGTCTTTAGAGCAGCTTTTAACGCTGCTGGTGCAAAGTTACCGATACCATTTGTCTCAATAGTGACTTTAGATAAATGGAATTCCTTGATGATGTTGCATAGCTGCCAAACCTGACCGCCTATCACACGTCCATCAGCATCGGTTTCAATTACTTCGCCCTTAAGCGCAATCGATCTATGCCAATATTTATTACCTATATCATCATGGAAGACTAATGCAGTAGATGAAATATCTGACTTAAGCTTTCCTGATGATGGATCCCAGCGGAAAGTCGCCCCAACAATTTGACGCTCACCAATCATAAACATGGTGGTTCTATTGGCTCGTTTAAGAACCGGTTCACAGTTGTAAGCTATGATCTTATCCGGATCTAAACGCACATCACCAATAGGTTTAGCATGCATTTGATATTGTGAATCCCATTCATTAAGGGTTTTACATTCCTCTCGGCGTGATGCCATTTCTTCCGCATCAAAACGTTCTGCCCAAATACCTTCTGAATAGAAATCAGCAACGTAATGATCTTGAGCCAAGGTCACTTCATATAGGTCATTTACTTTTTTTAGCGTGTAGTCTTGGCCTTTGCTAAGGTATTTCGCCCCTTGCCCAATCCCAGCAAACGCATGTATTGGCTCAAAGTCCAAAAGGTATTTACCACCTGCTAATGCATTCTCAATGCGCTTTTCATTTTCAAACATTTTGAGCACCAATATATCTACTTTACGTAGCTTTTTAATCTTGTCGTAAAGTGAGTCATGTGAGTGTGGTGTACCGATCCAAAGCTTCTTTGCACCAGGAAAGGCAATGTGTGTTTGTTCAGATAATCTGTAGGTGAGTTTTTCTCGGGCTTCTGGTGAACCCGTTGTTTTTGGTGTTTCAACGTCATCGTTTTGGATGAAGTGAGCGCGGTGACCTGTTACCCCCGAGAGAATGCCTTTCGCCAACATGGTTCCATAGCGGACATCATCTGTACCAGCTACCCACCATCGTTCCGTTTCACCTTTTTTTCTTTTGACTTCTGGATTGTCAACACAAAGTGGATGCTTTTCTAAGACTAACTTAGTCCCGTTACTACACTTATAGGCATCATCATCTGTAGTACCTTGGTGGAGTATCTGTGTTTCGGGCCAGCAGTAAATAACCCATGCATTGAAAACATCCAGAATTGTAGATTTTGAATGCCCGCGCGGCATCATGAGCAGCGCAGTACGACCCTTGATATAGAAGTTTTCTAGGAAAATACAAACAAGGGCATGGAAATCTGGAACCTTCCAACCCTGTATATCTGCCCAAATTAAAAAGAAAGCTAGAAAGCTGATTTTTGGTTTAGTCATCAGCTCATCCGTTGTCTAATTTTTTCTGCTTCAGCTTCTGCTTTTTTAATTAGATTTTGTTCATGTTTCTTTTGCGTATCCTCATCTGTACTTGAAGGCGGCAATGTTCCTCTACGATATGCAAGAACTTGCTCAACTTTTGTGATAGCTGAGGCACACTGGTTCAACCCCTTGTAGAGCCATACTTTATTACCGCGATCTTCAGGTGTTTCAAAACCACATTCACTTGCAGCATATGCAATTTGAATAAGATCATCTGTCATTTTTTCAGTTAGCTCTTCTAACTCTTTAGTTTGATCATCACGCATAAAAAAGCCCCCTATATAAACAACTTATAAGGGGGATTAGATTTAGGTTTGTTGTGTGAGTTATCCTTCTTTTACTTCTACACCATATTCAAAGATTTGATTACTTTCATCTCCAAGAAATAGTCTTATATTTGCATTATCAGAAACTCGACTCCAAACTCTATTTTCAACCAATTCTGATTTCGGCCTTGTATAAACCTGAAATCCCAATGCAACTGCAATAAGCGCATCCCTACCTGATACTATTTTCATAGTTTTACCTAAACTATTATTAAATTATATCCAGCCATTTCAAACTATATGGCAAAAGGCTAAAAATCAATAAACATGTGGTGAAAAATCCAAGTATTCCTTGATTCATTAATAATGTTTCACCAGCTGTTAATCCTGACCGACTGTCTCTTTTAGTCAAAAAGTTAGCAACAACTATTAATGAGAAAAACCATACAATCGGTAATACAAGAATAGACCACCAACCAAATAGACTAATAATTACAAAGATCCCCCAAACTATACCAATGATAGAGATTAAGGAATAAATACTATTAGTAGCACGCACCAATCCAAGTGTAATAGATTTACTTGTTAATAATGCTGTAATTATTAAAAAAGGTATAAAGCAAAAAGAAACTATCTTATATATTTCCACTATTTCACCACTTCATCTAAATCAATTGGGTTCAAACCTTCAAGACCTTCACCACTTTCCCACCATTGGCTCCGACCCTGCTTTTGCATCTTTCTTTTATACTTTTCTTGATAGTCTGGTGCAATCATATTTTGAAGATCATCAAACATTAAGCGGTTCATAACAGTTTTTGCGTACCATAAATTTTGACCAGGTATTTTTGATTTTGCCAACATGTACATTTGGTTGGTTTTGCTGGTTACATCTTTTCCATTTAGTAGTTGATTGGCTGTTCCGCTGGTAAGTTGGGCTAGTTTCACCATGTCGCCACCCATCGGACCTAATAAAAAATCCCTTCCATCACGTCCTGACGTATCTGCACCAGCTGCAACAATATCCCCCAAGAGAGTCATACCACCACCCTTCATCATTGCTTTTGTCATAAAGCTTAAAGCAACATCTGGATCATCGTCATCCCACATCGTTAGAGGATTGTTCCCATTTGCAATTTCACCCAACTGTAGTGACAAGGCACCCATTGCACTCATCCCCATAGCAAGAGGAATCATATAGGTAAATGGAGTTGGTGAGAATGCACCATCACGCAAAGCGCGCGTACCGTGGCGCATCAGAAAGGTTACAGGGAAGGATTTAAACTGCATCATTCCGCGTCCAAAAAACCCTAAAATTTCACCGCCATGAGTTTTACCATACAGCCTTGTACGCTCACGCAGTCCGGCTTCAATAACAGCCATACCCTGTTCATCTAAAACATGGGAAAAGTATTTTTTAACGGCTTGGTTTTTTACTTCAGTTGGGTTACCTAGATGCTTTATCTGATCATCTGGGATATTCAGAATTGATTGGGTTGTCATTAATGGGTTTCCTGATCCATCCTTCATTGGTTCTGCTAGACTCATAACCTCCCATGTGCGCTCATCCAAACCAACAGCTTTTAAAAAACTCTGATCTTTTGCATCCAGTTGCCCCCATTTTTTTTCTTTGGGCAAATTGGCGTATTTATTCATTAAGGTTTTTGACCAAGCCGCCTTAGTTGCTCGTGTCCAAGCATTTAAGAGTGATGCGCGCATAATAGTGGATGCAGCAGTATTGGATACACGTGCGACCTGGCTGGCGCGATCATAAACATTTGTTAAATCTTCCGAGGCAAACCGACCCAGTGATGATGTGATTTCATCAACAGCAATACCCATACTAAATGACAACTCCCTATCTTTGGGGTTAAATGGATTCATCTCGCCTATTAGATTACCCATAAGCTTCGCTACAGATAGATTGTGCATACGTGCCAGTTTTATCATTGGTGCTATATCTGACAGGGAAGCCAACAATGCTGAACCAAGCATTGTAGATACATTCCATGCACGGTAAGCCACACCAAAGGAGTTCAATGCTTCAATACCATGTCCCATTTCACGGTTTGCAAATACATCGTACATTGTTGTTGCACGACGAATTCCGTCAGTTAAGGCATTTGTTTTAATGCCATTTGCGTTATCAATACGTTTGGCTTCTTGTGCTAAAAGCTCAAAAGCACGGTTTGGATTGCTACCAAATTTCTCAACTAAGGCAATATTTTTTGCCATAGTATCAATATGCGAATCAATCAGATCAACAAATGGTAGCGCCCCATATTTTTGTTGCATCTCAAGCCATGCATCTGCATTCTTCCAATGCAAAACACGGGATTGACTCATACGGTTTGTAACTTTCCCGCCACCTTGGTGCATCTCGCCAACATTTAATTTATTTAGGCCATCTGTGGTAATTGATTCAAATGAATAACTGATCATCTCTTTTATTTGATCATTGGTTAATGGATTACCATCAACATCCACATACTTTGAGCGATCGATATTTTTAAGCGCATCATCCAACCACTGTTGTACCCCTGCGTCTTTTAACTTATCACCATGCCAAATCGTATTAAATCCAAAGTCATCACCAAGATCGCCAATATCGCCACCTGCCGCATTAAATCTTATGCGAAGGTCGTCATACATTTTCCCGAGTTCTTCTGATATCTGCTTTGCAACTTTATTACCCGTATCTTCCCCAAAACGCTCACGAGCAACATCGTTCATTAACTTTTTATCTGTCCAGATTCCTAAAGCACCTTTTATTTTGGTATAGAAATTCCACATATGGCGCTTTGTTTCATTAGCGATAACTTTGTATTCAGAATTTAATGATGTAATTCCAGACATATCCCCGTTATGGGCAATCATACGATCCAAATTTTGATTGGCTGCAAGCCCGGGTGTCTTTAAGATTTCTAAACCTTGACTTCGTTTAATAATATCTTTGGCCAAAATCTGTTTTTTTCGTGCTAAATCACTTTGAATATCTTTAGCAACTTGCTCACTGGCTGCTGTCAGCTTGTCGATCTGACTCATATTGCGCCATTTATCTCGATCTTGACGTGCAAGATTAGTCATTGCCTTTGTTACGCGCTGATCAATTTTAGTAGCTTCTTGCTGACTTAATTTTGGTTTGCCAAGTGCTTTGGCTACAGCTGCTTTGCATTGGTCTTTCATAAAAAAATGCCCAGATAATTTTAGTCATCTGAGCATTAATTATGCTGCGGTTTGTTGTGTGCTTAATTATGTCCCGTACTGCAATAAACAATTAATCGCTGTTTGAGATGCAAGGATATCCATATCAGCTAATTCAGTTTCTTTTTTTAGTTGCTCCAATACATTTGAAGCTTTAGTGGTTGCTGATAGCTCATTACCAGCTGCATCTTCAATAAATGTTGCTATATCCATATCAGGATTTTCTCTTAAAATTTGCATCGCTGTAATTTGCTCTGGTGTATCACCAAATAAAGAACCTTGTCGCGGATCACCCATTTGTTCAATCTTATTTATCTCAGACTGAATATAGTCTGAAATCGCTTTAGAGCTGCGCTTGTTAGTATCAAACATATTCAAGAACTGCTTTGCACCATCACTCAAACCGTCATCGATAAGCTGACCTTGATTTAAATAATCAGGCACAGTTTGACCATTGGCTTTTAGATCACTGAGCTTTTGCGCTGCTATAGCTAAATCTTTGGCAATAGTGTTTGCATGTCGCCCACCTTGCTTCATTAAGTCGTTCTGCTGTGCAAGCTGCGGTGCCACTCGCATAAGAGCATTTAGTAAGTTTTTGCTTTCATCATCAAGATTCTCAGACAGTCTTGCGACCAGATTGGAGTCTCCATAAGAATGATGAGCCACTGCTGCTTCAATGCGACGCTTGCCATCTTGGCTAAGTTGCTTGTCCTTGGTTATAAGATTCACACGCTCAGCTTCTGGGATGCCATGCAAGAACTGTTTTACAAACTCATGTGACTGGTCAAAGTTAATATTCCCATCCTGATTGAACTTCAACAGGCTTGTATCTGGGATAACATCGTTTCTTGCTCGCTCTGTTGCGCTGTAACCCGCAATATCCTGCTGATTGGCGACACGTGCAAATTCAACCTGATCAGCTTCAGACAAACGTCTGCGTACCAGTACAGGCTGTTTCATTCCTGAGATATCGATACCATTGTCGAACTTCAACCGGTAGTTTCCTTTCCCTCACCATTCTTGTAATTGCTTCATGTCGTGTGTCATGAAAGTTAATATGCTTCAAGTCAGCAGCATCACGAATTTTTATCCATGTCCGTTTAAAAGTCTCAGCTTTAACTGGCAGTAAAATATCAGTGTTTGATGGCAGTATTGATAAAAGTCTTTTTGCTTCTTTAGACAATGGCACATTCCTAGACTCTCCATTCTTCGTCATAGGAAGGTGGACAAATCCATCCTTAATGTCCTCTCTCCGCATACCAAGTATTTCGCCTTGTCTCATTGCTGTTTCAAGTGCAAATAACATTGCCCAACATACATAATGCTTCACGAATCTTGGAGGATTATTTTTATCCCACTTGGCTTGCTGTAGAATTTTATCTTGATCGTCAAAAGTAATACGCTGGCTTCGGCTTTTCCCCTTTTCTGGCTTAATTACGTTTTGCCAAACATTAGATTCGATTAAAAATAATTCTTTTTGAGCATAGGTAAATATTGATGAAAAAATAGAGAACTCATATAAGACGGTTCCATTTTTTACTTCAAGTACCCTTTTATTTCGCCACCTAGCTATATCGCTCGGCTTGAAGTCATATATTGATTTAGATGCCAATTCACCAACAATACGTTCCAAATTATCTAGCTTATTTCTGATGACATGCTTTGATCTTAATTTAATTCCCTTTTCTGCATAGTATTTTTCGCAAAGTATCTTAAAAGGATAAGGTGTCTTTATCCCCTTTTCTTCTTGCACTTTTCCAGATTTCAGCTCAAGCAGCTTCATAGCTGCCCATTGTTCACATTCTTTTTCTGTGTCTCTGGTGCATGAATATCTTTTGTTTTCGTAGGTCACAGTAATACGGTACGTTTGCCCACGCTTGATAGGTTTAGGTAATTTCATTCTTGGTGCAGATTTGGTGCAGATTACTTTTTATTTTACTCATTTTATAAAAAAAATAGTCAAAATAATCACTATATGGTGCAAATATAGGTGACTAAAACAGGTTAATTTAACCCACATAAACAATATAAATTATTGATATTTAACAAGTCATAAATTATAAGAATAATTTTTAACTCAACTTTATCAACAATATGTACAGCATGTGGGCTAAATAACCTTTTTAATTATATTGTGGGTATAAAACTATTTTTTTGTGTTGATAAACCATTTGCAATAACCGCTTGATCATAAATTCTAGCTTCAGCAAGTGCAAATGGATTGAAATTTTCATGAGTAAGTAACTCTGCAATATGCCCTACCACATTCATATGGCAAACAACCACAATCGACTCATAAGGAATTTGGGATAGCCATTCAATCGCTTCTTTTGCATCATCGTCAGGCTTAATTTTGTCGCATAACAACACTGGCACATCTTTAAAATAGGTCTGGATATGCGCCAACGTTTCCTGAGCACGCAGCAAAGGACTAACAACAAAAATATCTGGTTTTACAATATCTTTTAAAAAGGTTGCCGTTTGCTCAGCCTGTGCATGTCCACGCGCAGTAAGGGGACGTTTAATATCATTACCATTTACTGGCGGAGCAGCTTCCCCATGACGAACTAATGTCAGTTGCAT